TTGCTGGTCCTATAGCTGGAGCAATAACTTTTATGCTACCACAAGCTAGGGTCATAAAAGGTCTTACATCTTTATTTGGCGGCAGAGATCGTATAGCTAGAATGTTTGCAGCCGGTACTGGTTCAGCCGTAGGTAAAGCAGGAGAAGAAGCTTTAGATTATCAAGAGGGATTTCAATTACAAGACAGAGATGAACTCAAAGATTTATTTGGGGGTGAGTTTCTTTTTGGTTCTATTGGTCAAGGTGTAGGTGAACTTTTTGGTTTAGGATATAAATTACTTTTAGGAAGAAATGCACCAGCTCCAGATCTTAGACTTAATAGGCAAATGGCTTTAGGTAGATCTGCTTCAGATATACTCAAATTAGATGCACAACTAGGTAAAGAAGCGACAGAAAGACAAATAGCAAAAGCAGTAAGAGACGGTAGGGTAGCAAAGTTTGATTTCAAAGGTATAGCATCACAAGCAACTCTGGGAGCTAAATTACCTGGTAGGTTACAAGACATATCTGAACAGGTACTAGGCAATACAAGAGATAAAGAAACCGCAGCTTATCTTAGGGCTGAGATAGATAATTTACTTGAAGGTATTGGTGGTGAAAACGCACTACTACAAAAGTCTATATCTGATGCAACTAAGGGTAGTCTAGACGAACAAGTACAAGCAAGCTTACAAGCCCTTAGATCTAAAGAGCAAACGGTTACACAACAATTACGTAAGCTTTTAGATGATGTGGTGGATGATGCTATAGAAGTTGGCAATTACGCAGATGCACCTGGCAGAGGAGCTTTAGGTCAAATACTTCAAGACAATCTAGGTAGAGCTAGAGGAGAGGTTATGAAAGATCTAGGTACAAAATACAGAGCAGTTGATGGTATGTTTAGGCAACTTACTTCAACTGAGGGCAAATCAGGGGTAGAGTTATTAAAAGCACAAACTCTAGATAGGGTAATTAGAGACACTATAAAGAAAAATGTAGATGATTCTATTGATTTAATCAAACAACATAAAGAAGCTGATTACTTTTGGGGTGTTAATAACCGAGATGAGTTAGACGGCGGTATTGTTAGTAAAATAGAACAAGCCTTATCAAAACTTGCAGATGATGTTGCAGATGACTCCATTCCTATAAATCTTTCTCATATTAGAAATGCTTATTCTAAACTGAATACTATTTCTAGAGACACACTTGAAGCAAGTCCAGAAAGAAAAGTGATTATAGAAATCATGCGTAAGCTTGATGACTCCAGAGTTAAACAAAATGGTGAAGTGTTTATACCTGGTCAACCAGATAGTATTCTTACCCAGTTAGAAATAGAAGGCGTGGAACAATTCAACGTACAATTAGCAAAAAATATTAAAGCAGCTGGCTTGGGGGATGAGGCTATAGAGTTGGAAGGGCAAGCGGTAAGAGAAGTAAATAATGCAATAAAACAACTTAGAGAGGCTAATAAAATTGCGGCAGAAAGGATGGCACCTTTTGATAGGTTAGAGATTAAAAAAATAATATCCAACTCACAGAAGGGTGCGCATAACGCAGATGAAGTTTACAAAAAAGTTATTTTAAATGGCGAAAAAGGAGATCTGGAGGACATATTTAAAGCTCTTAGGGATTATGATGACTATATGGTGAAAGCAGGTAAGCCTGCAACCGCAGAAAGAACTTTAAAATCACAACTAAAGAAAAGATTGTTTGCTGATGCGTTTAGAGCTTCTACAGATGTTGTAGACGAATCAATTAACTTTACTCAATTTGCAAAAGAGATCAAAAAGTTTGAAAGAGATTATCCAGGCAAGTTAGATGTTTTGTTTACAGATACAGCCACAGGTAAAAATACAGCTAAACTTGTTAGAGACACAATAGAACAAGTAAACAAAATTGGTCCAAGAATAAAGCCACAAGATATTAAGAACCTTGTTAATGACTTTACAACAAGAAGAAAAGGTCTAAGTGCAAGCGATCAAGGTTTAGCTTTTGTTCAAGGCCTAAAAGAATTAGCTAAAGCATCTGACGAAAGATTAAAACTTGAAGCTAACAGAGCTATATCAGATCTACCTCTTAAAGGTATAGATGAGACGGTTAATATAATATTTAGACCAAATGCAAACGCCAATATAGAAATATTAAAAAATACCGTTAGTCCTGAAGTATTTACTAGCATACAACAGGCCAGTATGCAGAAGCTTTTATCTAAATCTATAGACATAAACGGCAAGGGCAGAATCACAGATCTATTTAAGGCTGGTAATTTAAAAACGGCACTAGATTCTTATGGTGATGAAACTTTAGAAGCTATGTTTGGTAAAGAGCTTTCACAAGGTTTAAGAAACTTCCAGAGACAATTAGACACATTAACTAAACAAGAAGCTGGCAGAGGCGGAGCGGCTGGTGGTCTAGTAGCTGCCGGTATTGGTGCTAGCTTGGCTTTAAATCCTATAGCGGTATTACCTTCAGTATTAGGATTGGCAGTAGCTAGAAGATTGTTTGCATCACCAAGTTTTGTTTCTATAGTATCCAAGACAGATAAAGGATCTATCATGACGGCCTTAGACATGACAGAACAAGCATTAAGACAAACTCTAGTAAGGCAATTAGGTATGGAAGCTGAAGAGGCAGGAGAAGTCGCTGGTGGTATTATGGATGGTGCTTATGATGCGGCAGGTATAGAAGAGCTACTTAATCCTGTAAAAGATTTAATAAAAGATACAGTATCAGGTGTAGAAGATTTACAACAAGAAGCACAACAATCTTTAAGAACTACACAAGCACCAACTCCTAGTATTCCTTTGCCAGATGTATCAAGAACTCAAATGCCAACTACAAGTCCTTTATCACAAGATAGGCTAGAGTTAGACGAACAGTTGTTTGGTAGACCTTCTAGGTTAGGTTAAAAACCTATTTCATTACGGTCCATTCCTAAAGGCTTGTCTGACAAGCACACCCAATCTTCTTGCGGTATATGAATGTAAGGTTCGTTATCCTCATCATATGTAGGGTTGTCACTTATATTCATTCTTACGTCATATACATGTCCTTCTTTCCATTCATGCATATATAGACCGTCAGTCATAGCATAAACAATAATGAACGGTACTCCGGTTGCTAGTGCAAACGAAGATCCTTTTCTAAATTTCTTTGTGGATATAATTAAGGTGTCGTACTTATCAAAAGTAAAGGTGCGACATTTAACTTCACACCAATAACTTTTTTCTACTGACTCTATCCAATAATCTAGTGAATAACTGACTGGTAACTTATGACAACTAACTCCCCAAAGACCCTCTAAATATCCAGCTACCCTCTCCTCTCTCTTTTGATCGTCTATTGATTCAAATGATGGTGTTTTCATGTTCACTCCTCAAAGAAGTTAGAGTCAACGGCAACCAATCTTTTAGTTGGTCTACCTTTACCTCCAACTTTTATTTCTATCTCCTGGATTTCCCCAGCGTTCTTTAGCCGTTCTATAATCTCTTTGACTTCATATGACTTCATACTCCTAAATAGTTCGTGTCTATCTACTTCTCTTTTAGATATACCCTCTCCATTTCTAGATCTAATAAATGACAAGACTTGTTTAATCTTAGACTCTGTAGCAGAACTAGCTACCTTATCTCTACAAGCTTCAATAAACATAAGGTCATAGTATCTAATGTAATCTATAGCCCATTTGGTTACGTCTGCGGTTATCTTCTTTGAATCAGCACTAGAAGCCAAAGTACAAAGCAAAGCTAATCTCATAGCCTTTTCTTTAGATCTACTAAGTAGTGGTTCCAGATTATCTTTTTCTAATACGTCTTGTCGTTTAATTATTTCTCTTGCAAAGTCTTGTAATAACTCTTCTGATTGTCTATCAAACTCTAATACGGTCTGATTTATATCTAGCTCTGCGTTATCTCTTGCAGCATCAGATAAATTTCCTTTGAGTCTGCGTACATAATTTACCCAGTTGACTACGTTTGTTGGCGGCTCTGTGTATCTTTTTAGATCTCCAACACGTCTTGGTTCGTTAGATTCAACCACAACGAAGCGGTTTAAGAAGCCGTCTGCTATCCTTCCGCTATTTAAAGCGCCATAGAAGTTCTTAGGTACAGACAATCCAACTAATGTAATAGCTGGCTTATATGTGACTCTATTCATCATTTTCTCTTTATATTCCTCCTGTACGGCCATTAAAGAGTAGTTATCTGGTCGTAGAGTCCCGTGGCACCTTCCCCAAGCCTCCATAAGCGTTTGTATGCCATCTTCTTTGTTTGTATTGCCTGCGTTACTAATAGCCTCTAATCGTTTACCAAACTCGTCCATAATCGTTATTTGAGTAGGTCTGATCTTTAGAACAGAATGTACGGCTCCGCTAGATGTATATCCATCACCTACTACTAACTTTTCCTGATCAGATGCATTCAATACAGATTCAATAAATGTCTTTATGTTTTCCTTACCTTGTCCTGATTTGGCAACACCCATAAAGTACATGCTGGAGAAGTTGTTCATGTTCGTTCTATATAAACGTCCACAGGTCACACTAGCTAATGCCAAAGCACCTACCAAAGATAATTCTGGTTGTGGCACTTGTGCAATATCCTCGCAGAAATCAAACATGTTCTTTAATAAACCAGGAGGTGAGAATAGATCATCTGGTCGTTTGATGTTTTCAGTTGATTGTGTAAACAAAGGAGCTATCTGATTCTTACGGTCATGTGTCCTTTTTACGTTATCTACTACAGACTCAATCTCTTTCTGCGGTAATGGTGGATTATTATTCTTGTTCCAGTTCTGTAGGAATACCCTGACAAACTCTAGGTTTACACTTTTAGATATAAGGTATCCCGCTATCCTAGCGGCCCCATCATTCCTGGATCCTTCTAATACGCCGTCTAGTGAGAAGGGTGCCGTTTGTTTACTGCTTTCGACTTTAGGTACGCCTGTTATCTGTAAGTATTCTTTTTCGGTAAAGTCTGGTAGATCTGTATAGTCATAGATCTTCCAATCTGGAATCATTACAGGTTTATATACCTGACCATTAGCGTGACGATTATATGGTGCAATAATAAGACCACCTACCCCTCTAATATCTATTAATCTTTCAATAGGAGTTGTGTTAGTTCGCCTTGTAGCAAAAGTGGTGTAATTCTCTGGGTTGTTATAGTAATAATGCATACCCTTGCCAGTAATTACTTTATACGGGCAAGCTGGTAGGTTCTTTTCTACCCAATCCATAGCTTCAGGAGAATCTGCGTCAACTACAACAAATTTGCCACAGATTAAAGCTACAACTAGATTATCCCTATCTTTAAACCAAGACTCTACAAGTTCCCTTTCAGGTCTTGTTTCCTTATATTGTTCCCAGCCTTTTAAAAATGGTGGTGGTTTTTTATTAGATCTTTGTAACGGTACTACATTATATCCATCATCATAATAAGCCAGAGCAATATCCAAGGACGAGTCATCCTCGGTAATATTGAGCTGGAACATGCTATTCCTGGTCTTCTAAAATATCAGATACTAGACCATATATTGATTCAAAGTCTAATCTTCCTTCTGTTGCCCTTATTATTTGTTTAGCTTGTGCTATAGATGGTTGTCTATATCCATATCTCCAAGACTTACAAGTTGCCTCTGAGCATTTAAAATCCTCTGCGGCTTTTTTATATCCTAAAAATTTAATATAAACAGGTAAAGTATAGTGATCTATTTTTCTTTCTTTATGATTAGGTTGTACGCCCATAGTGTCTAGCTCCTTCAGTTTTTTTGTTGCAATTGTCTTGATCCTGAAATAGTAATTTGCAAGCCAAGTTGTGTCTATTTGTTTTTTCATATACATCTCCTAAATAATATGATTTACATATTGTAGTTTCACGGGTTATAATTAGCAAGTTCATTTTTACACATATATAAGGAGGGTAGATTATGAGCTTAAAAGATAAGATAAAGACACCAGATAAAATGGTGGATCAACAAGGAGCAAAGCTTCTCATTTATGGTCAAGCGGGAGCTGGAAAAACATACGCTACACAGAGTATGCCTGGCAACGTATTAGTCATAAGTGCGGAGGCTGGATTGCTTTCTATTAAAGATGCACCTAATGTGTCAGCTATTGAGGTTAAGAACTATGATGATCTAAGAGAGGTGTATGCCGCTCTAGCATCTGGTGAACTATCCTTTGATAGCGTGTGTTTAGACTCAGTTTCAGAGATCTCAGAGATCTTACTGGTACATGAGAAAAGCAGAAATAAAGATGGAAGAATGGCTTACCAGAACGTAAGTGAAGCCGTTACAAGTCTTATGAGATCATTTAGGGATTTAGATATGCACGTATTATTTCTTTGCAAAGAAGGTAAAGATAATAATGATGGCGTGTTTTTCTTTGGTCCCAAGATGGCAAGTAAACCTCTAGGAGATGCAATCACGTATTTCTTTGACGAGGTTTTGGCCCTACGTATTATTGACGGTCAAGATGATGACGGTAATGCTGTAGCGGAAAGGTGGTTACAAACGAGGATTGGTCAAGGCTACACAGCCAAAGATCGTAGCGGTAAGCTAGAAGCCTTTGAAGAACCAAATCTAACTGCCCTAATTGAGAAGTTAGGGTTTTCTAATAAAATTGAAAATAAGGAGAGTGCGTAATGTCAGACTTTAATGATGTTGATTTTTTCGAGAATGCGGAGCAAATGGAATCGAGAGGTCCCGAGGTTGCTCCAACTGGTGAGTATGAGGCAAAGATAATTGCTGCTGAGAAGTATAAATCTAATAGCGGTAATTGGACCCAAAAAGTTACCTTTCAAATTGATGGCGGTACATACCGAGATCATAACGAATGGTATAACTTATGGTCTGCTAATGAGGAGTCCAAAAGAATAGCGAGCGAGATATTTAGCCGTCTTGCTATTACTGTCGGATTCAAGAAGCTTCCGGATCTTGCAAATGATTTCATAGGCAAACAACTTAGACTTGGTATCAGACAGTTTGAAGATAACTGGAAGAATGACCAAGGTGAAGATGTTACTTCTTTGAAAACTAAGATCATTAAGATGGAGCCTTCAGAGATGGCACCAACACCAGTAGGTGATAAACCTCCATTCTAAATGTAGCAAAGAAAAAGGGGCTTTATGCCCCTTTTTTTTGTTTGTAGTATTCTTTTGCTTTTATTAAATCTTGTTCGTTGTCAAATACAACAATATTTGTTTTGCAATAAGAACTTTTAAAGACACATGTTTTGACTGCATTTTTATAATTTGGCAAAAATTCTAATGGGTCACCATACACAGTTAAAGAATATTTATCTTTCTTATCATTCATCACATATCCTTAAGACGGTCTATAGCCCAGTTAAGATAGACAACGGCCTTCTCTAGATCCTGGATGTTAGATCCTTTGTGGTCTTCCCTCCATATATATTTGACTGCGTTGCCCTTACAGAAACCTTTGAACTCATCTGCGGTAAGCATAGATCTCATAGCCTCTATATACTCTATCTCACCCCTAGTATAGTGAGGTGGTTTGTTTACTAAATCTTCATTCATTTTGTCCTCCAAACCCTGTGACCATATTCGCCTT